GTGGTTGTTCTTGCTTAGCCTGTTCCTGTTTAGGCTGTTCTGTCTGCCCTTCAGTCAATTTTTGAAGCTCATCTAAAAGCTTCTGAAGTTCTTCGTCCATACTTACCTCCTTTAAATAATTTAATACTAAGTCTCAATATTGTCAAGTCTTTTTTCAACATTCAGGAGCCACTACCTTAAACTTACTAAACCTTTTACCTTTTGCCACACCCCACAACACATAACGCAATGCGTCATGTATGTGGTCATAATAACCATCTTTAATTGGTTTGCCTAAATCGTCCATCTTAAACTCGCCAAGAAATCCTGCCATTGTGATTGGAACTTCTGGAGACACTTGCAGAGCTTTTTGTCCTCTTATATCAGTTTCTAACAGTTCTCTAATCAATCCTACACTATCCATAATCGGCACTTTATTAGTTTTAATGTCTATGTTATAGTCTTGTCTAATTCTATTAATGATGGAGACACCATCGCTTTGTGATTTTTGCCTTCCTGCTATATCTCCATACCATTCAACCTCTAATGCATCAAGCTTCCATTTTTCCCTTAATCGTTTGCGAAGATAGTCTATAAACTGAACTGAAGATGTGTTTTCTCCAAGCATTTCATCAATTACGATATATCGCTTCCCCACTCATCTTCCGCTATTAAAACAAACGCTGGTCTTCTAAAACCAAAATCTACCCCTGCATAAACACGGTAGAGATATTGTAAATCTTTCGGCAATATCACACTCTTAAATACATTATCTTCCGTGAATGTAGAAGTATAAAGCCCGTCATCAATATACGCACTTCCCCATTCTCCAAGAAGCATCACACGTTTAAAAGCATAATTGCGATGCTCCATTTCTACATAAAAGGAATGAGCCAGATTATAGCGTTTTGCTATGTAAAAATCACCGTCTTTTCCAATGATTTCATAACGAATATTGTCTATTACAAAATATTCTTTATCATCGTAAGAATACGGCTGAGCTTTATCTTTAAATTGCTTAACAGGAAGTTTAACCTTAATAAAATTATCGTATGAAGAAGATTTGATAACTTTAGTCTGCGGGTAGCCGTCTTTTATAAATTTCCTATAAATCCAATGTGTCTCTGGCACTGGGTTAAGATTAAGTAAGCCTTTACTAAACTTATGAACTAATCTCATTCTTTGGCTTACTTCGTCAAACGCTTCTTCACTAATACGGTCTAACTCATCTATTATCACCACATTGAACTCATAGGATAACACTGAACGATATTGCTGGTTTTTATCAGACAGAGACAAGTAATAAATCTTTGTCCCAGTAGTGAGATTTTCTATATACTGAAGGTCATCCTTAACCTTAAACACTTCGTCTTCTTCTGCCCCGATTTCAGCACAGCGTTTTTTAAACTCAGCTACGAGCGTGTTTTTCAAATCTCTTAAACTTTCACGAGCTATAAGGATTTTTGAATTTTTATACTTCTCATCAAAGAATAGCGTTAGAAGGATAACAACCGAAACAGTGGTCTTAGCCGAGCCTTTACCACCTACAGACAATATCCAGCGGACATTATCGTCGTAAAAGAATGAGTTATAAATCTCTGCTTGCTTATCAGTTAGTATTATCCCCATGCTTTATCTTATGTTGTGCTTAGTGGTATAGCTATAGTCAATCCACCTATCGGTATAATGAATTGATCTCCATTCAAATACGGCTTTGGCTCTGGCAATGAAACAGTGGCAATCAGTGTAGAAGAATTATATAAGGCTACATACGCAACAGGATTAGTCATAGAGGCTATATCGGCTGTAGCCTGTGGGTAAATTATTTGTGAAGCGTTTGAAATGTAAGCATTAGCCGTATCTGATGAAGTGCTTACATTTCCAAATGTTTGTCTTACATACCCTCCACCACTACACTCTACACCATTTTGCATTATCAAAGCTACTTGACACGATGTAAAGTTTGGAGCTATCAAATTAGCGAAGCCCTGTGTCAATGTTGTTGACATAATCATTTACCTCCGTTAATACAATTATACACAAAACATTAGACAAGTCAAGCTCTGTTTGAG